ATAACCTATGATCTCCTGGGAGTCACCTTTAAAGGTGGCAATTCAGGCCCCCTCTCTCAGAGTTTCCTAACGGAAACTAAGATGAGAAGGAGAGCGAGTCCTTGGGGCTTCGGCGTGACGTTTTCGGGTTTTACCCCGAGGCAGATCGCCATACTCGCCGCTCTGGGAATAACCCGGGGCGACGTGCCGGAGTAACGCCCATAAGGCGTTGCTACGGGAAAGGTGGCAGGTGGAAAGGCTCCCAAAAGGAGACCGGAAAGCCTGTTGTCTGCTTGGTTTCCTCACAAGTCGTGAGGAAACTCACCTGTATTGGAGACTTGCCGTGGCCTTCGCAGACCCACAATCACTAACAATCAACGCAGTTGCGAATACGCTTCCGCGTACTAGCTCTGGCATTTCCAGTGGTACCTTTTCGAAGGACGACGGAACTGTCAAGGAGATTGTCTCGCATTCCTATGGAAAGCGAACTAGACATTCTCTTCGCGTTGACTTCCAGAAGATTGCTCCCAATCCATTGATCTCGGCCCAGAACATCTTGTTTTCGATGAGTACTTATCTCGTCGTTGATGTTCCGGTAACCGGATTTACGATTGTTGAGCAGAAACAGATTGTAGATGCCCTGACCGGGTATCTCACTGCTTCTTCTGGCTCGAAAGTCACCCAGCTTCTGGGTGGCGAGAGCTGAGTCAGCCTCGTTGTTGACTTAGGAGGGATTGGGCCTCATTATCATGAGGTTTACTCGGGGGATTTAATCATCCTCCGATGTCTGCGAAATGGACATCGGCTAAGGATACATAACGTCTTATTAAGGACGGTGTATGAAAAGCCTGATGTCTCTAGTGCAGGATGTTGCCCAAGAATTGGGCACATGGTGTCGCATAAGCACCACTTTCGATTGTAAAACGATCGAAAGGCGTGTCAAAGATGAAGGGTTATCGTTTCTTACGATAACCTTACCTAACTTTGGTGCTGACCTCCAAAAAGGTCTGGCCCAAGGTAAGGTAGACTCTCAACTCTTCCAAGGCTTTAGCCATGGTAGAGGATGTCTCCCCCTATTTCTAGGAGGTTTCATCGGTCTAATCTTTGACCGTGCAACTGGGCTGCTTCTCGATGACCCGTCGGTGGAC